GCGGTGTCTGCTGTACATGCTGGATCAGTTTTGAACCCATGCTTAACGCATAGGAACTTTAATCCTTCAGCAACAGGTTTCCATACCGCCTTGTCGATTGGCTCTACGAATGTCCAGTACACATGGATACCATTTCCGGAATCTACAATCGTAGGTTTAGGCATGCCTGTTACATCACAAAAGTTTCGTAATGCGACAAGTCCTAAATCTTTAGTTTGGTATTCTTTCCAACGGTTCTTGCGTTTATCATATCCGCAGTCGATGTCTAGCCATAGGGCCTTTTGTTCTTTAACGTTGTCCTGCGTTCTACCGGTTTTGGATAGATACGTTGAGCAGCCAAAGTACACATCGTGCTTTAAATTGTTTAGCTGTTTTACGACTACTTCGGCTTCTTCTACTGTATCGACAAACTTGTGTGACAAGTTGTTTTGTTGGTCCTTCCCAACGATGCAGTATATCCCCTCTGTAGGCCATACATGCCGTAAAAATTCTGTCGTTTGCATTGATTTCTCTCAATGTTAAATGGGTGGGGTACTCGCTGCGTCCATGGTGTAGTCCTTTTAGCTCGGACTTCGAGTGCCATGGCATCCGCTTTCCCCCGAAAGCTTATTACTCTGTGGTAAGTCTTTGAATCAGCTCGTTTATGTTTTGTTCTTTTGCACGAGCAGGTTTTGTCTTGCCGGAAAACCAACTATACACTGCTTGTCGAGAAACGCCAAGCTCCTTAGATACCTTTGCTATCGGGTATTTTATGGAAATGCAAACAGCCCCCAAGGCGACCCCAAACCCGGGGTCAGCCATCTGATTTGCCTCCACAATACTTTGTGAATAGCCTCTCATGATTACGCCCAATCGCCTACTAGGTCATCAAGAGAGACGTCACCAAGGTCAACTTTAGCTGGCGCTACCTGAACCGGAGCACTAGCTGGTTGTACCGTTGGTTCCGGTATGGTGGGTGCCGGTGCTTCCTGAACAACCTTCGGCGCAGGCGCAGCTTGTTGTGGAATCGGCTGAACTGGGGCTGCGGGACGTGGCGCATTAGGTGCCGGTGCAAACTGATCCGCGAGGTTGGCATTGCCTTCTCCTTCTTCTCTGTTAGTTGCAACAGTTAAAGTCACCGCACGTTTAGCTTCGTCTGATGCACTGATAGGACGTAATGAATCAAACTGCTCATCTGATAGACGACCAACAGCACGGAAACCTAAACGAGGTGTGGCTGAGGCAGTATCAAACGCCATGCGAGTAATTACTGACATCAATGATTCACCGTTAGCTTTAATGTAGTCGGTGTACTCGTGAAGCGGACGCTTGTCAGTTGTGCCATTACCGAAGATAGATTGCGCAGGTAATGTAACTTGGTGCACATCTTTATCTACATGGTACACACCGTTGGCATCTTGGTTAGCTAACACCACAGCAATACGACGACTGAAGCGGCAAGCTTTAGAACCGCTAGCACCTGAGCCTTTAATGTTCTGTGGGCATGATGCACAATCACGGGCTTGTGGTTCAGGAACTGTAGCGTCAGGGCTTACACTATCTGATGACCAACATACTGGTGGCGCTGCTTTTTGTGAAGCATTGTAGCTACCCGCATAGAACGTACGATGTACAGCTGGTGATGCATTCACAATAACAACATCCATGTGGCGTTGGTCAGTGTGATCAATTTCATTGCCGTTAACCATACGACGGAACAAACCACCACGGATTGAAATACGTTTAGCTGTTGTTGAACTCGCTGATAAGTTTCCGCTGAAACCATCATCACGACGTGACACAGTAGCTACTGCACCACCTTGTTGGAAAATATCTAATTCATTACTCATCTTTTGACTCCTTGTTGTCAGTACTACGATTACGTCTAATTACAATTGAAAACTCATTTTGCTGCTGTATACCTGGAGGTAATATATCGGGGTTTTCTGCAAGGAAAGTTTTCATGTTTCCTTGTGCGATACGTTTCTCCATTAACTCCAGCGCATCATGTTCTTTTAAGAATTGATACATTGAAGGCCAATCATCGGTCCAATACCTTGTCTTAATACTGCGCGTCAAAGTACCAACATTTGTCTTCAGTCCATCCACCTTCATCCGAATACATATGTCATTAAGCGCTGATTGAATCCTCTCTCGCTTGCCTTTTAAATCTTTAACTTCGTTCTCTAATTTAGCTATGGCTTCACGGATATTAACCTCCGCTCGCATAAGCTTTTCTATCTTGTCGTCTACATCATTAGGTAATTCCATACATCCCTCCTACAGGTTATGAAGTTCCATCTTCTCATACTTGGTTAACTTTGTCAACCATAATTGTGCGCTATATTATATTTAGGCCTTAACTTTTTAATGTACTCTTGCTCAACATTATCTAAGTCATTGGTTGGAATCAGGAAAACTCGATTAAACTTTTTGTCTGCTTGATGTGCAACAATTCGGATGCTAGGCGTTTTACTTTGCCCTACGTATACAACTTCATTACCTTGACATAAGAAATACACGCCTGGTGGATGCACCGCAGGGATTTCAACCAGCGCATTAATTTCAGATAAAACCTTAGGCACTTTCGCTGGTTTAGTTTGAACATTGTAATAATGTTTAGCCCAGCTCGGACTTAGTCTATTAACTACTTTAATTTTTTCGCGAACGGCGATAACCTTAACATTTTTATTTTCGGGTTTTCGTTGCGCCTCTGTTATTAATCTGACTTGCCGTTCAATCTCCGTAGGTCCACTTGATTCAAGCCGTTTTAATTCTATATATGTATCTGAATAATCCGCAGTGTATTGAAACATCCAATCTGCTTTCAAATCTCTTTCCATTCTAACGCGACCTTGATGTCTATTTGAATAAGCTAGACGCTGAACATGATCCGGCATTGCGCTCCATTTAGATCTATATCGATCAATTAATCTATCTACTAAATCTCGAAATTGACTGACATCAACATCGTATAATCTAACCATTCGTTCTAGCACATCCGCTACTATTTGATTGCCAAATGGGCGGTAATATAACCACGAATTATCACGCAGGTTATTTATAGACCCGCGTTGCTTGATCCAAACGTATAATGGGGTTTCAGTTTCTCTTATTCTTTCCGTCATAGCTCTAGCTCCTCTCGGTATAAATCCACTAGTTTGGTATGTATATCAATCTTGTTCTGCAGCATGTAGTAAATTCTTTTCTCAACAGGACTGCCTTGAATGTGCACAATCGTCATGTGATTCTTCTGCCCAGCCCTATCGATACGAGCACAGCATTGGATGTATGTCTCAACCGACATCACCGGCGACCAAAACACAGCCACATTCGCAGCATGCAGTGTTACACCATGTGACGCAGCTTGCGGTTGGATCACCAGGACGCGTGGGTTCGGTGTCTCTTGAAAGCGCTTAAAGATATCCGTACGCTTGGTCATGGAGATATCTCCGTTGATGGCTTCGCACGTGATCTTGTCTTTGTTTAACTCAGTCATGATCTTGTCGATCGAGTGTCGAAAAGGCGCAAACACAATCACTTTGTGGCTGGCCTCCATGATTATCTCTTTCAATACGGTCATCCTGTTCGATACATCGAACTCAACAACTTCCTGTTTATCCGAGTAGATTGATCCGGCTGAAACTTGTAAGAGCTTAGTCATCATCACGCCAGCGTTAACCACTGTGATGTCCTGACCACCCGCCTCAATGTAGCTTTCTTTCTTTAACTGCGCGTAGTACTTCTTCTGTTGCGCAGTCAGTTCTACTTCACGCGTCGTATACAATACAGAGGGCAAGTCCAAGCACTCGTCTTTAGTAAAGCGAATCGCTGGCTGCAATGTACGGAACACAGTGTCCTGCGCATTGGGCCTTGGCACCCAAGTGAACTGACTAATCTTCTGCATCACCTGGTCTTTGAACGTACCGGCATAGCGAGGTACAGATTGTGCGTTAACTAACTTAGCCAGGCCATACGCATCGGCTGGTGATTGTGCTGCGGGTGTACCTGTAAGTAGCCACAACCAGGTGTCTTTAGTTAGGATCTTGTTAAGCGCTTTCCATCGTCTCGTCGTAGTTGTTTTAACGTAGTTAGCTTCGTCCACGACAACCAAGTCGAAGCCGCCAGCCATGATCTCTTTCTGTACAACCTCAATGCCATCATAGTTAATGATGACTACATCTGTCATCTCAGCTAATACCTTACGGCGTTTGTCAGCAGAGCCATGACATATTCCTACTGTGCGGGCCATAGCAGTCTTAAAGAAGTCCTGTAACCAGGCGGTCTCCATAATAGATAGTGGGCACACCACGAGCATGCGCTTAATCATGCCCTTGTTCATT